TCAACATTAAACCGCCCCAATTATCAATCGTGGCGCTATCGTAGTTCCTGCATTTGATTTCTGCGGTTGCTACAAGATCGCCGTCTTTCATAATGCCAAAGTCAATCCCATACGATATTTTGAGCTTCACAAATTCGCAGCCCCAAATACCCGAAAGAAAGTCAGCGACCTCGCGCTCGTTCTTTAACGTCTCTGGCGTCTCGTAGATTGGTCTCATTTCACCACCTTTGCGCCCAGCCACACCTTTTTGACCGCTCCAACCATAGGCTCAGTGCAAGCCTTGGCGTTGGCAATCAGTTCGTGGCTGCTAAAACCGTTCTCGCCGTTCTGGACGTTCGTTCTGTCAATTTCAAACGTCGCGGTCCATTCATGGTCACTGTCCTTCATTGCCCACGGCACAAGATCGGGGTGGAGCGTATGAGCTGGGCAATTTTTCCCGCCATGTTGGGTCTCAATTTTAATTGTGCATTCGTATCGCTCGCACTGCCATGTGCTGTCATCCTTCGGGGTGCTATGCGCGCATGTCCTGCAATTCACATGCTCGGTCAAATGCGTCTCGTGGCAGAAAGAATGCGCATCGCAGAATTTACATTGAAACCATGACGGGTCAGTCGATATAGGCGGCGGCATACGGTCAGACAGCGCCACGCGCTTGCCACGCGCGACCAGCTTCTCCGCAAACTCTGCATCATACCTGACCCTTTCGGTGTAGATACGGTCGTTGTCCTTGCAAACCGCCACATATAACGCACGGTCAATGCCTGTCCCGTGCATGTAGATCTGCATTTGAGCGTAATGTTCAGGTTTTGATTTCTCGACACCCTTGGCCTCCACATCGTTGAATGATTTCAGTGAGTGCGTCTTGAACTCGCCTATATGGCGCTTGTTCGGAGCCTCTGGGACGCCGCCTTCAATGATGGCGTCAATACTGCCAGACACATGCGCGCCAAAGTTCACGCCGTCCTGCGTGTCCACCGCCTTCACCATGACGCCAATGGAGCGAAGGTCAGCGATAATGTTTGCTTCTTCCTGATGGCCCCGCCGAAACAGGCGCAATATGCGGCCAGAGAACTTTGGCTGCACCGCCCACCGGAACGACAACCACAGCCGCCGCTCACATGGGTGGCCAAGCATTGAGGCCCCCATGTGCGGGCGCGGTTTGCTGATGCGGTTTTCGTGCGCCTTGTCGATCAGGTTTTCGATGGTGTTTTCGCGGTCAGGGATTTTCATGCTGCCTCCAAAGGTGGAACCGGGGCGTTGCCGCCCCGGCCATTGATGTTACTTCTTTGCCCAAGGGGGCGCAGCCTTGGCAGGCGCAGCGGCAACCGTCGCCGCAGGTTTCGCCACAACAGAAGGCGAACCGCCGTTGATCGGCTTGAACCCTTTTACGTTGTTCTTGTCGCCGTACTGTTCAGACTTCTCAACATCCAGCTTGACCATCAGGCTATGGCCGATCAGTTGATCGGTGTCGCCGACGCGCGCCAAGCCAATTGCCCGGCAGATGTCGCCAAGCTGCTGGCGGCCAATCTCCTCAGCCTTCGGGTTGGCGTTGCGGATGTTCAGGTTGCCAAACACCACACGCCCCTGATGGGTCGGCCCGGTGATGTCATAGCGGATGGAGATATACTGTCCCGTCCCGCTCTTTGTGGCCTTCAATTCAGCGCCTGCCATTGTGGCGCTGTACCAACCAGCCGGGAGCGGATCGAAGTTGCCGGTGTTGCCCTGCGGGAGGGTGCTGACTTCAAAGGTTTCACCAAGGTTTGCCATTTCACTTTGCCTTCATGTTTGAGATAGGGGCCTCTCGCGTGATTGCGAAAGACGGACGCCCCGGAGTTGCGGTGATTGCGCGGGCGAAGACTTGCTTCACGTTATCGCCTACGCCTTTCCATGCGGTCATGCTCAGTTCTGGCTTCCAGCGGAACAACGTGCTCAGGTAGTCTTGCATGTCGTGTTCCGCTGCGATCTCTTGAGCCAAATCGCCATTCACCTTCCGATTGATCCGGCATGTGATCTTGAAGGTGAAAGGGTTTGCCTCAAATTCGCGGGCGTGGTCGTCGGTGTCCTTGATCTCAAGAAGCCGAACAACCTCGTCCTCAATCAAACGCCGCTTTTCGGTGGCTTCCACCTCGGCGTTCTTGGCCTCAAGCCATTCTTCAGCGAGCTTCTGAAGCGGCTTCATGCTGCACCCGCAATCTTCGCGATGATCTCGCCAAGGTCGGGGGCCTCCCATGCGCCAAGCTTGCCGGAACGATCCTTGGCCAGCCAAAGTCCGTCTGAGTCGCACATGATGGCGCGCTGGGTGTTGCCGTCCGCATCCTTCTCGACGCGCAGGGCCAGAACCTCGTCAAAGAAGTAAGGCAGGCTCTGGCCCGTCTTGTTGCCGGGCATCGACGGGGCATAAAGGATGCGCCCCATCTCATCCTGCGACTTTTCCAGCTTGGCGCTCATGTAGACATGGCGGCCCGGCAGATCGCGGAACGCGCGGATGATGTCGGCCATTTGCTCTTGCATCGCCCCGTAAGCCTGCCGGGGGTCTTTGGCGATTTTCTTTTCGTGGTTCAGCACCACCTCGGCAATCTCGCTGATGCTATCGAGCGCCACGCTCTTGAAGCCCATGCCTTCCGGCGTGGACATCCATTCGAACGCTTCCTTGAGATCGTCCATGCTGGTGATTTCAATGTAAGGAAGATTGGCGTCCTGAATGGAGAGCAGACCGCCCTCCGCCGAAAGCACAATCGGCTCCGGCAATGTGCGGATCAAGCTTGTTTTACCGGCGCCCGCTTGCCCATAGACAAGCACCTTGACGCCGTTCGCGGACAAACTGCCCGTATTCTTTACTGATATGGCCAATGTGGCCTCCTGTGTCTTGATCGGTCGGACCATCCGTTCGATCAACACTTGCAGCTTAGGTGATTTGCGGGCATCGTGCAACACAGTAGTGTTCGAAATCCACATGGGAATGAAAAATGATGACAATCGAAGCCATCAGGCTTGCGTTGCGGGACCGGCGTCTTAGCATGGTCTCAGCAGCGACAGGCTTGCATTACAATACGATCCGAGGCGTTCGCGACAATGAGAACGCCAATCCCAGCTACAAGGTCATGAAGGCCCTGAGCGACTATCTTGAGGGGGTAAAGCAACATGGCTGACCTGACCGACATTCTGGGCGGCCCGTGGTCTCCCCCGCCAATCAACGAATTGTCTCCTGAAGAACAGTTATCCACAGCTATTTTTAATAACGGGATCACGCCGCCGAAGGAGATATTGTTGGACGGCAAGGTCCATCGTTTTGCGAGCGGCACGAAGGGGCAGGGCGGCCACGGCGACAAGCCCGGCTGGTACATTGCCTTTGGCGACGGCATCCCTGCCGGGCGATTCGGGTGCTGGCGGTCAGGCATCGAATCCACATGGCGGGCGGACATTGGGCGCAAGCTGACCCACACGGAAGAAATGATCCATGTGCGCCGTATGGCCGAGGCCAAGGCGCTCAGAGACGCAGAAAACGCAAAAAAACAGGAAATCGCGTCAAATACTGTGGAAAAGATTTGGGTCGATTGCGGACCAGCCAGCGCAGAGCATCCCTATCTCAAAACCAAGGGCATCAAGACCCACGGGGCGCGCGTAACAGGTGACGGACGGCTTGTCGTTCCGCTCTACGATCAGGACGGCGCCCTATCCAGCCTCCAATACATCGCCGCAGACGGGGGCAAGCTATACCATTCTGGCGCGCAGACCGGCTCCCGCTTCTGGCAGATCGGCACTCTAGATGAGCCCGGCACCCTCTATGTAGCCGAGGGCTTCGCCACCGCTGCAACCATTCACGAAGTAACCAACCGTCCCTGCATCGTCGCCTATTCTGCCTCCAACCTTGTCCCTGTCACCGGCATCCTGCGCGAGATCCACGGAGCTACGCAGGACATTGTGATCGTGGCTGACAATGACGCTTCCGGCGTTGGCCAGCGGTATGCCGAGCAAGCGTCCGCAAAATACGGAGCCCGGATGGTCATGCCGCCAGAACTGGGTGACGCCAATGATTACCAACAAGCCGGGCACGATCTGGCGGCGCTCCTCGTCCCGCCAAAGGACGACTGGCTGATACCCGCCGACGATTTCTGCGCCCAACCCGCGCCCATTGCGTGGCTCGTGAAGCGGTGGCTACAAGACAAGGCCCTCATCATGGTTCACGGCCCCTCTGGGGGCGGCAAAACCTTCGTGGTGTTGGACTGGTGCCTTCGCATGGCCGCAAACATTGCGGAATGGTCTGGCCTCAAGGTGAAGCCGGGCACTGTCGTCTATCTGGCTGGCGAGGGACACCACGGCCTGCGGGGGCGCGTGGCGGCTTGGAAGGTTCATAATTCAGCCGGGCCCCTATCCATGTGGCTGTCGCGGGACGGCTGCGACCTGAACACGCCGCAGGGATATATGCGGGTAGTCGATAACATCCGCACATTACCCAAGCGGCCCAGCCTGATCGTGGTGGATACCTTGCACAGGTTCCTGCTGGGCGACGAGAACTCGGCCCAAGACGCCAAAACCATGCTCGACGCCTGCGGTGCGCTCATGGCCGAGTTCGCATGTTCGGTGCTGTTGGTCCATCACACCGGCGTCAGCGACGAGGCCCAGCACCGGGCGCGCGGCTCCTCGGCATGGCGCGGGGCGCTCGACATTGAGATCAGCATTGTGCCGGGCAAAGACGAGAACCCAATGTCGATTGTCCAGCGCAAGTCCAAGGATGCGGAGCTGGCCGAGCCCGTCTATGCCGTTTTGCAGTCGGTCGAGATACCCGGATGGATGGACGAGGACGGCCAGCCCGTCACAAGCGCCATCGTGAGCCTCACAGAGGCCCCTGTGGCGCCAAAGAAGGAAAGCAAGGTTGATGGGTTGCGCAAACAGTTCGAGGCGGCGTGGTACGGCTCCGGCGCCGAGGAGCTGGATGGCTCTCCCTATATCACTCGGTCGGCTCTCAAGACCAAGTTGATGAAAGATGGTTGCAGCGAGGCGACCGCCGACAAGAAGATGAAGCCGGGGTCTGCCGATCAGCTTATCGGGGCGCTTCTTATCGCGGAGATCATCACCCCCGCAGGCAACGGCTGGGTCGTCTCAAACGAGATTCATGCGACTGCCATGAGAGTTGGGAAAACCTTACGTTAATTGTTAAGCTCAACCGTACCGTACCGTACTTTTGGCGTACTAGGTACGTTTTGGTACGACCGTACCAACGTACCGTACCGTACTTTTCCGTACTGGTACGTTTTGGGGCAAAACGCCCGAAAACGTACCGTACCGTACCCCCCTCCTATAGGAGGGGTACGGTGGTACGGTCGGTGCGGCGGATAGTCCGACCGGCAAAAAGCCCCCGCGCTGGGTCGGGGGCTTGGGGTTGGTTGAAAACTTCAACCAATGATGTCCTCATCCACATTGTCTAGGGAGCTTCGGGTCCAGAGCGGGCTCTTATTGTGATGGTAGCGTTTCTTCAAAAGATCGCGGTGGAGGCAACCACAAGACTTAACCCAGCCCCTGCGAAGTGATCGGCCAATTACTTCCTTTTCAGCCCCGCAAGAACACTTACATAACCATAACAATCGTTTATCTTTGTTTAGCTTGTTGGCGGAACGGACGACCGTCAGCCGCCCATACACATTCCCGGTCTCGTCGATCATGGCGCAACCTCCAGTTTCTTCGCCAGCCAGTCTATGTCGATCCTTCCCTCGTCCAATGCCGCTAGGATCAGTTCTACGGCCCGTGGAGGGGGCCAGCGCCCCGCCCGCCAGTATTCCACCATCCGGCTCTTAGAGCCTGTCAGGAGGCACAGGTCGGCCACGGTGAGGCCATGACGCTGCATGGCGGCTTTGAGAGGGGTCATGGCTGGCACTCAATGGCTTCCACGGCCTCCGTCAGCGTCCGGTGGTGGGTGAGGGCCCCGGCAGGCGTCAACGCCCGCCAGCTGCCCCGTGTGGCCCTCTGGACCCAGCCCATGACGGCTGGGCCATTGGTGAGGATGTAGAGCCCTTCGGTGGTGCGGGTGATGGTCATAGGCCCTTATCCTCCAAACGCTCCAGAAGCTGTTCAATGGCCTCCAAAGCGGTGGCCCCGTAGCCGATGGGGTCGTTTGGTTCGCCTCCATAGGTGTTGTCGTCGTAGGCGCACCAGTCGAAGCAGGGACTGGGGACAGGCGCCGGGTCATAGTAGACGATGATCTTGTAGGTCGGGTTCATGCTCACCTCCCGTAAAAGTCGCGGGCGAGATCGCCGGTTTCGCCGTTCAGATGCTCACAGTCGAGGTCGAAGGACTCAAGCCAATTGCGCATATCGCGCCATGCGTAATCGTTGTTGGAGTCAAGTATCCGCCAAACCTCAATGGCCACGAACTGGGTCACATCGTGGCTTGTGCTAGCGGTTAAGTTGATGTCGATAATTTTATTGATGGTGTCTGCGTCGATCTGACCGGAGGCGATGTCGGCAATCACCTCCTCAATTGTCGGATAAACCGTTTCATTGGCGTACGTCTTAGCGTTATAGTTGAGGGTCACGATGAACATGTTTGGCTCCTGAGTGATTTGCTTACCGTTCTTGTATAACCGCAATGATTGCGGGGTGTCAAGAGCACCCCGCGATTTATTTTTATGCGAACGCCTTGGCCGTCGCTGAGACCGTCAGCTTGATGGTGGGCTTGATGGCCGTGGCGTGGCAGCGGCGGAAGTCCTCGGCGCTCAAGAGGGTTTCGGCCAGATCCTTCGAGAAGGTCGTGGGATAGCTTTCTGAGACCTTCACAATGGCGCGGTCGCCGTGGATGACCGTCTCTTTGGTTTCAAGGATCTGGGCCTTGATGGCGTCGCGCTGTTTGGTCAGGGCCTTGATCTGGGCGTCGAGGGCGGCGTAGTCGTCGGCGAGGGTGGCGATGTTGGACATGGTGGGCTCCTGTTATTTGATGAGTGAGGGAGGGTGGGGGCCGAAGCCCCCGATTTGATTAGGCTGCGAAGTCGGTTGCCCAGTCAGTGTAACGCTCTTCGGCGTCCATCTCTTCGGCTTCGATCTCGTTGTTCAGGTAGTGGGTAAGCTCAACAGCAGAGGCGCGAACATCAAGGTCGCTGTCGTTCAGGAATGCTTCGGTCTCCGCGATCTTGACCAGCGCATTGGTGATGCGGTGCATGTAACCGAACTTGCCGAGGTTGAGCATTTTGGTGGCGAAGGGGAAGCGGTTGGTCATGTTGGGCTCCTGTTAGTCACTGCGTTGTTGACGACCCATATATACCCGCAACCATTGCGGGGTGTCAACAGGGTTGAAGAAAAAAAGTGAAAATAATTTTTGGGGGCTCTTATGCCGACTTTCCGGGCCTTCTTGCCTGATCTCGCCCCTTCGCTTATCTTTACGCATGGAATTGATGGACAAAATCGCGTTGGCCCTTTGCGGATACGGCTTGCCCGGCGAGCCCTGCGAGAGTCCATGCGAGTTTTGTTTAGGTCAAGCTGATGAAGTTATGAAGGTGATCTATGGCCACTCCGAAGAAGAAACCAGAGGATCTGTTGAAGCGCGGCAGGCCGAGCGGCTATTGCCCGGAGTTCTGCGAACTTGTCCTTGAGCTTGGAAAACAGGGAAAATCCTTTACGCAGATGGCTGTTGCGACTGGGCATGTGAAAGCTTCTCTGGGCAGATGGAGAGAAGAGCATCCAGAATTTCGGGACGCTCTTACACGCGCGCTCGAAATGTCTCAGGATTGGTGGGAGGCTCGCGGGCAAGAAGGGATCACTTCCCGCGACTTCAACGCCGCGCTCTGGCACAAGAACGTGGCAAGCAGGTTCCGCGAAGACTACGCTGATCGCAAGGAAGTCACAGGCGCAGGTGGCGGCCCTATTCAGCAGGCCGTGACGCTGCGGACGCTCGATGTATCCGAGTTGGACGACGATCAGTTAGACGCGCTTGAGACCGCGCTGGTGGCCACGCTTGGGAAAGATTGATCTTCCTCGCGACATAGACGGGCGCTCTACGCTCGACGCCATCGAGAAGCGCCGCTGCGAACTGTCGCTGGCCAACTTCATCAAAAAGGCTTGGCATGTCGTCGAGCCCGGCCAGCCCTACGTCCACAACTGGCACATCGACATGATCTGCGCCCATCTTGAGGCGATCACGGACGGCCACGTTCTTGAAGACGGATCGCCCTACAATCGCCTGCTGATTAACGTGCCCCCCGGCACGATGAAGAGCATGATCGTCAACATCTTCTGGCCGAGCTGGGAATGGGGGCCGCGCAATCAGCCGTACCTGCGCTACATCTGCGCCGCACATCAGCAGGGCCTCGCGATCCGCGACTCGACCAAAATGCGCCGCCTTGTCACCTCTGACTGGTATCAGAAGCACTGGGGCGACCGGGTGAAGCTGACCGGCGATCAGAATGCCAAGACCAAGTTTGAGAACACCGCGACCGGGTTTCGCGAGGCGCTGGCGGCAGGCTCGATCACTGGCTCGCGCGGCGACCGAGTGCTGATCGACGATCCGCACAGCGTTGAGTCGGCCAACAGCGAGGCCATGCGCGCCACGACGCTCGAATGGTTCACCGAAGCCGTTCCGACGCGCTTGAACAACCCCAAGACCTCGGCCATCGTCGTCATCATGCAGCGCCTGCATGAAGAGGATGTGTCCGGCGTCATCCTTGAGCGTAAGGGCTTCCTAGGCGTCTACGACCACATCTGCCTGCCCATGCGCTACGAGGCATGGCGTGAAGGCGTCACGACGAAGCTGGGCTATGC